GCAATTGCGCCTGGAACACTTGACATTATGACCTCGCTGTCATGGCTTGGCCAATAGCTAAGCCGTAGGAGTATGGATCTTGACCTGGAGGAGCCGCAACGTTTACAGTAATAGCGCCTGTATAAACCTGGCCTGGGTTACTTGCTTTAGCATAAGGCACATCTGCTCCATAAAAATTGGCATTTGCCCCTCTTCCAGATAAAGGGTCTGGCGCAATATTGCTTGCATTAAACCCTGCAATTGCCCCTGCTCCTAGCCCTAAAGCTCCAGCAACAAATCTTCCACCATTACCTGTATTAGCTAGATCCAAACCCCCATTAATTACAGCTTGCATTAGAGATTGGCCTGCATTTCCTCTAGCGCCTGAGTAGACGTCTAGTTTAGTGCTAATATTTTGAGCAAATTGAGCGGCATTTTTTATAGCAGCCCCAGGGTTTGCTAATCCCCCGTACAATTTAGTAAGGCCTCTATTAGCAGTGTTCATAGCGGTTACAGTTCCCTCAGTATACGACTGTATTAAACCAAGTTCAGCTGTTGCACGACCAGATATAGACCTAACTCCAAGTGATGAACCGCCTGTTAAATCTAAAGATTCTTTAGTTCCAGAAGTTCTTAAAGATGTTTCGCTTTTAACTCTTTGAACAAGGCCAGCAATAACAACATTTTTTAGGTTAGCGTCTCCTCCAAAATACTGATTTAAAAAGCTGTCTAATGCGTTTCCAGGCATTAAAGATGTAGCAATGTCTTCCATTGTTATACGGCCACCACGAGCTAAGAGATTATATATTTGCTCAATAATTTCTGGAAGATCATTCATTCCAGTGCCTTTAGCGTTGCGAACTTGTACGCCAAGCATTCTAAGCATGTTGACACTTTGGCCTTGGTTAAGAGAGCCCATGGCCTGCATACCGCCCTGAAGACCAATGCCTGGAACAAGGTTAGATGCTAAGGCTGCTCCACCTAAAACACCAGAGAATCCCGTTTTAGATCCAGGAGCTCCTATTCCATAGTTTTTGAGGCTTGGTAAAAACCCCATTTGCATACCATTATTAATGGCTGCCATTGCGTCAGATGGAGTGAGTGCCGTTCCTAAATTTGAAAGTTGTCGCGTTAACCCAAATGCAGCTTCTCGTCCAGTAGAGTTATTTAGATCACTGTATTGCCTAGAAGAATATAAAGCATCGTTACCGTAAAATCGCATACGGTTTTTCATTAATTGAGCTGTCGTAGCCTCATCAACTGTAGGTAAAAACCCTACAAGAGCCGCAGCCGATTTAGCGACAGTCGACCCGATAGCTTTAAAGTTGTCATAGCTTTTGAATTTAGGAGGTTCACCAGCTTGTCCTCCTGAGTATGGGCCACCTTGATCTGCTCGGTATGGATTGGGGCCGTTGTTGTAGCCGTTAGTATTTCCATTAGCAGTTATGCCTGTAGAACTGGTTTGGTTAGCTACCTGAGTACTGCCGCCACCTCGACCAATTAAACCATTGAGTTTTTCTCTGAGAGATACTTCTTGCTTAAGTAAGGCAACAATAGCACGTTCTTTAGCCTCTGTTTTTTCGAGGCCTTTATTACCTTCTTCAATGCCATCTACATAATCGCCCATTACAATTCCTTAAATCGTGCGGATCGTTTAACCCAATTCTCCCGCTCTGTACGCGAAAGCTTTTGAATATCTGACAAGGGCCATAAAAACTCCCTAGAAATTACTTCATAGGAGTCCATCAAATATTCATATTGGGAAGGCTCATAAACGAAATAAATCGGCAAGACTTAGTGATAGTAATACTTCGCTATCACATGCCTCGCAAGCCTTCTTCACCTCCCCAAGGCGTGGGCCTGGGGAGAGCTCGTAGATCTTTGAAACAATAGCTTCACGATCCGCCATACCAAGGCTTAGGGCAGTTGAGCGTCCAAGTGACGCTTCGCCGTTTACAGAGACTAAACATCCTGCAAGGAGCTCTGTGATTACTTCTGCCGTAGTCTTATTGTCTGAATCAAATAATTTCTTCTGCGTAAGGCCATTTGGGAAAGTTGCAACAACTTCTCCTGCCTTCGTGTTTACTCCAAATGACCTATCGTTTAAAGGATCTTCGAGGGATATTACATCGATATCGTTTTCCAGGTCAACCTCAAAAGGTTGCTGTTTGCCACAAGATGAACAAATGGATGTGTATGTTGCACTAGGTCCAAATGTTGCTACTGCGATACCGAGAAGAATTGCTTCTCGGTCTCCAGTAAGTAAGAGGTCTAGCTCCGATTCGCTAGGCTTTTTATCGCCAATGCTTACCAGACCTCTTGATAACGCCGTATATAAAGCCCGTGAAGGAGAGCCTGCCTTCGCTAATGCCTCTTCGTCCAGACCATTTAGCTCTCTAATCTGTGCAGTTTTAGAGAGGGATCCGTCTTTAGATATAAAACCAGCTGGTAGATATACCTCATTGTCGGTAGGTACATCTGTAGTGATTTCAACCGACCCTTGCTTCTCAAAAGCTTCAGCTAGCTTTGCAATGCGTTCTGGGTCATGAATTAGCTCGGTCATTAGTTCTCCTAATATTAAGACAATATTTAATTATATATTAAAAACCAGCAGGTTTTACCGAACCTGGCGCCGCATTTCCTGCACTATTCACAAAGCCTACTGAAAGACCTTCATGAACTAACTGAATGGTCTCAAGCAATAGCTCATTAGCACCAGCGTTTAAGTCGGTGTAATTAAGGCTTGAGATCCACGCGTTGTGTAGGTAGAACGCCATCTTTGGCGTGTTAGTTGCTGAGCCTTCGTTTGGATGGTCCATAACCTGAATGGTTACGTTACAACGGAAACCACTTGCCTTGCTGTCATTGACATTAAAGCCTTCTGCAGCAGACGCAGCAAATAGTCCTCGCATCCAAGTGATTGCACTATCGTTGCCAAACAATACACCTCGGGTTAACGTAACTGGGTTAAACGCAGTCAAGCCAGGAACCTGATGGACAGTAGAGTTGTAGCCACCCTCACGATAAGGGATTGAGTTTACAGCAAAACTAAGCCCAGAGACGCCTTGGAATCCACCACTAAAGTTAGTAACTGCTGTGTTGAATGGAGTAGACACTCCTTCGCCAACTTTAAAGGTAACTCGAAACTTAAACGCCCGTAAGGGATCGGACGCAATAGTACTGCGAGTATCAATAAAGTTTAAGGCTTTCTTTGATTCTGACATTATTTACTTCTCCTTAGCTAGAAGTGGTTATAGTAGATCCGCCATTTATCTGGCCGAGCTTGATGATAATAAATTCGGCAGGACGCTGTAACGCGACACCAACTTCTACACGCAGTTCGCCAGCGGCAATTGCAGCTGTAGTGTTAGTAGTTGCATCACACTTAACGTAGTAAGCCTGATCAGAAGTAGCTCCAAGCAGACCTCCAGCTCGCCAGAACGAGTCCAAGAATCCTGTAACAATACCGTTTACAGAGTTCCATAGAATCTGGTCATTAGGCTCAAATACCGCAAACTGTGTTAGAGAACGCAGGTTTGCCCCAATGTAGTTAAGCGAACGGCGAGTAGGAACATACTTATCTGCGTATACAGAGCTCAAGGTACGAGCACCCATAATGCAAACACCAGAACCAGGAATTGGTCGGATGATGTTCAAGGCGTACTTAGCGCCATTTACAGTGTCAAAATCTGACGCATTCATCGCATACGCCACATCTTTAGCATTACCAATTTGTGTGTAGATACCAGCAGGGGCCTTGAAGACTCCACGAGAAGTATCGGTAGACACGTACTCTGCGGCTACTGCTCCGCCAGGCGGAATCGATATAGTTGTAGTTGGTATTGGAGAGGCTGGATCCGTAATTTTAATGTTAGGGAAGTAAGCCGCTCCATAATTAATGTTTGATGTGTACAACGGAAGCGTATTTTGAATGACGTTAGACGGAGTAATATCAGCAGATATTGGATCAATAATTACAAATGAATCTGCTCGATTTGCCGCGTAATTAAGGATCTTAGTAATAGCTGTACCGTTATTAGCGCTGGTTAAGTTCACAGCATCTGGGTAGTTAATCAACAAAGGCTGAATAACGTTGTCTAATCTAGGCAGAATGTCTGTAGCTGTGAAGGAACCAACAGTGCCAAGATCAGCAGCTGTACTACCTTCGGATCCCGCAGTTCCAGCAAGTGTGCTCTTGGTGGTTGCAGTAGAGCCTACACGTACCTTGTTTACATACGTAGAGCCCGCGGAAGTAACGCCTGAAGAAGTTGCTGTAAATGTACCTACCGCAACGCTTGTCGTTGCAGCCGAAGCATCCCAGTTGAATGAGCCGTCCGATGTAGTTACGTTTGCTCCCTGAGTTCCTACTGCCCATAGAGTAGTGAACAGAGGTAGATCATCATAGCCAGTTGCAGATGAACCCTTATCAGTTAGGGTAACCCAAGCAGAGTTTCCATTAACATACTTAGGTGCGTAACGAGGATCAGCGCTATTCATAGATAGGCCAGTGAAAGTCTCAACTCGGTCATTATCTGTAACTAAGCTGGCAGAGCTCTTGCTCTGGTCTACTGTGTAGTAAACACTTAAGTCAAAAGTATTTTCAATAGATCCTGGAGTTACAGATACCCAAAGGTTGTTACCCCAAATACCGTGGTCTTTAGCAACAATGTCAAGAGTAGCTACAGAAGCAGTTCCGCCGTTAATCTTAACTGAAGTGCCAGTCTGAGTAGCTGACGGAACAGCCGATCCGCGATAAAGGATACAGAAAGATTTACCGTCTGCGGCAACATCTGTAACAATCCACTTCTTACTATTCAAGAAAGTGTAGCTTGCTGCTCCAGCAATTCCTGAGAATGATACTAGTCGTCCTGCTTCTAGGCTAGAAAATTCCGCTGCTGATGAGTAGATGACAAGCTTTTTAGCAGCAGTATTACTCGTGCCATCAAACGTCCAGGTATTAGCCTGCGTAATATTTTGCTGGTTATCTTTGAAAGAAGCTACTGCTTGAATTGCATCTTTCTTTACGTCGCGAACAATGATAGCCTGTCCGCCACCGTTATCAAAGTATGACTTGACAGCGTACTTTAGAGGAAGCGATGAGGTTCCAACAGTATTGTTGTAGGCTTGAGAACTTGCGCTAGCGACAGTAGCTGCTGTATCAAATGGGGATACTACTGAATAGCCAAACTGGGTTTGGAACTCGCTCCAGTTATTTACAGCAGTCGCAACACTGATAACGTTACTTGCTGAACCTGTTGTAGGTCCACGATCAGCAACGCCAATAAATACGGCTACTGATTCTCCAGCGCCCTGAACTGATGGTGCTGTAGGGGTAAGTGTCTCAGTGATGTAGACACCTGGCTTATTAATTGTAGGCACTATTTCTCCTTAGTATAGAGGGTTAATTATTTAGACCGTGTACATTCCGTCTGGGATGCCTGTAGCCACCCATGAACCGCTTGTATTCTTATTGATTGCAACTGCTGAAGGTTGACCTTCAAGAGCGGCTGCATTTGTTGGAGTCATTTCACTGACTACCCTGACTGTGTAGATATTCCGTAACAGTCGTTTATTTCCATTTTCGCCTTCTGCGCGATCTGATTTCTGAAATGAATCCAGAAACATATGCCGCCTAGAAGTACTTGTACCAAGTTCATTAGGCACGTCTAAACGGCCATATAAAGCTGGAAATTTATTGTGTAGTTGGAACATCATAGCTCGGTCATGTCGAGGATGACGAGAGTAAGATGTAACCTGGTATGTCAAGTCATAAGCAACTGGTATATCATAAGTATACCATTTGTCCGTTACGATAGCCTGTGTACCGCTCATATTGCCGTCAGTTAATTGACCTGAGTGCTGACGTTGAGCAGACTGAGAGACACCAATAAGGTCAATAGTAATAAAAGGATAGTCTTGAGCGCGGATTTCTACATCTGGGAAACCAAACCACACTTTAACAGGGCGAGCGTTAGACTTTTCATCCTGCACCGTAATAGCAGGAATGGTGTAGGTTACTGATTGACCTACATCATTGATATAGGTTCGGGTATAGCCCTGAAGTAATTTCTTTAGAGCTGCGTCTTCAGCTAGGATAAACGTCATTAGAATAGCCCCGTATCGCTTAGATCCTGGCTTAAAGACTTGTAAATTGCCTTTTTTACTTCTGCAGAACCAAGCTGGCTAGTTTGACGCATAGCGGCTTTTGGGTTTTGTCCAACAGTGCCGTACTCAGTATCAAATACTTTATTAGCAATCTCTTGAGGGTACTCGAACTTAACGCCGTTATCTGAGGCTTGCACCGATACCTGTGAATGGATATCTTGAGGCCACCCAGCAGCTTTAGCTGTAGCTCCCCAAACATGGTTAATAGAAGACGCTGCGGAAGTTAAATTAGCTTTTAAATGATCTTTAAATGACATTATCGGCGCCCCGACGTTAACAACCCAAAGATTACACCGTCCAAGAAACCACTACTCTGATTATGCATAGCGCCATAATAGAATTCAGGAAATGATACGTCAGATACTTGATTGTTGTATCGCATCATAGTCTCCTTGGAGGAGTCGCAGGGTTATTCGCACGGGGTCTTTAGTAGCTCCCGCAGTGGAGCTACATTACAAGGATAAATGAAAAAGCGGGCTTTCGCCCGCTAAATCATTATGAGTTTTTAACTTGCAGAGCCAGTCTGAACGTACGAGATTAAAACAACGCACGTACTAGCCATAGCTGCAGAGGCGTATCCATAAATACTATCTCCACTATTTGCCCAAAATTGGATCTGTCCAACCGCACTAGTGGCTGCAGATCCAGCAGCTGCTGGAACTTTAAGCCCGCCATTAGCAGTTCCAATAGCGTCTACGGTATCGTCACCAATAGCTAAAGAAGCTACAGTATCTCGGTTTTGAATAGTTACGTAAGCCTGGCTAGCGCCTTTAGGGACTGTGTATAAAAGGGTTTTAGTAGTTGCAGGAAGCGTTAGTACAAGATGGTCAAGGGCCATTACTTCTTACCTTTAACCTTCTTAGCTAAGGCAGCATCTTTCTTAGCGTCTTCCTTGCGAGACATAGGCTTCTTGTCCATCTTCTTGTCTTCCTTCTGGAACTTAGCCTTCTGTGCTGGGGTCATGCCCTTCATCACTTTAGCGTCTTGCTTCTTATCATCTTTCTTAGCGGCCATTGTTGTCGCCTTTCTTTTTGTTAGGGGTAGTAGCACTAGGCTTACCAGCTCGTTGTTCTTTCTCACGATCCATTTTAGTAGGTTTAGCTTGAGTTTTGTTCTTAGGAGCGCGAACAATAAAATCTTCTTTAGCCATTACTTTTTGCCTTTCTTAACTGCAATCTTCTTATCTTTGCAGACACATTTGTCCTTCTTACAGTTGGTGCACTTACTATTATTGCATACGCACTTAGGCTTTTTACACTTCTTACACATTACTTTTTCACCTTCTTCACAGGCTTTTTCTTAGCAAACTTCTTATTAGCCGCGGCAATAGTCTTCTCGCCGTGCTTGTTTTTAGGCTTCATACAGCCGCATGTTGCACACATATTTACCCGTTCTTCCTATGCCAGTTCTTAGTGGCTTTAACGCCCTGCTTAACAGTCTTGGCACCAGCTTTTTTAGTTAAGTTAATCTTATCATACTTGCCGTTCTGTTTCTTAGAACCAGCATGGTTGACGACTACATCGCCATCTTTTTCTTTATATACTCTATGAACTTTGCCAGAAACTTTAAACGTGGCAGGGTTTTCTTTTTTATTCTCAGCCATTACTTGCCCTTCTTTTTCTTAGCAGCGTTCATGTTATCCACAAGATTAGGGTAAGGACGACCTGCAGCTTTAGCTTTTGCCTTAGCAGATGACTTCTGCTTAGGACTAAGTTTTTTATCTTTTTTGGTTGGGTCTGGGGTATCCCATACTTTTTTAGTCATTACCACTTCACCTTGTTTGCCCAATAAGCCGCAGACATTTTGCCTTTAGCAATATTCTTAGCATGACGTGCTTTAAATGATTCATTGCGCTTGGATCCATCAGGTGAACCCTTGACTCCCTGCTGGCCAAAACGGATAGTTTTAACTTTGTCGCCTTCTTTAGCTACAACAATATGAGATTTAGTTGGGTGGTCTGGAGTAGCTTTAGGCTTATTAAAACCTGATACTCCAGCACGTTCTAGGCGCGGATCTTTTTTCTTGTCTGCCATACATACTCCTTAGTTGGCGTAAGCTTGGAACTGGGGGTCATTGACCATTTCTTCAGGCATAATCTGCCTACAATCCAATGATACTAAAGTAAATTCTTCCGCTACAATACCTTTAAATTGAGACAAAAGTGGTCGATAAACTTGTCCTTGCCATACAAGTCTATCACGGTTTATTGGATCAGGATTATTAAGAAAGTTGGGTACTTGCTTATTTAGGGCTTCTTTATCAATAGTAAAGTGCACGGAGTCCGCGTTGTAGAAGCCTTCATGGCTATGCTCTACCGTACCGTGCTTAATCAAAGCTTTAATAACAGGAACAATAACAGGGCTTTTCCAGCGGCGTCCATCACTAGTAAACGTTACAGGGGTTCCCGCAGTTATATTACCGACGTTATTAAGCGTTAAAGTAATAGTGGTTCCAGCTATGCTTCTGACCAAAGCCCCATTTGCAACTCCAGATCCTACTATAGACATGCCAACAGCAATACTTGTGTTAGAGGCAACAACGACTGTATTAGTTCCAACAGTTCCAGTCATAGTAGTAGTAACTTGAGTACCTGTGGTACTAGTTAAGTAGTTAGATCCTACGTCATAAATTGGATCTACATCCGTAGCCGCACTATTCCAAACGAACCATTGGATTGAAGTTCCTACAGGGCTTGTAAGATCTTTAGCAATTGCGTCGTGGATCTCACTAGTTTCAAAGTCAGTATCAAACCGACCACCAGGCGTATACGGTCTACTCATTAGCGAACCTGCAAACTGGTTCTATCTATCATAATCCCACGACAGCAAGCCGCGTAGTCTTCACAGTCCTGTGTTGGACAACCTGTTCTACAAGCCATTACGACCACGAACCTAGACTTGTAGGAGTACCTGCTACACCAATTAAACGCAATGAGCCAAAAGATTCACGAAGCACTGTTATTGTTGTACTTGAGGCAAGGCTGACGCCAATCTTTACTTGGAAATTATTGTCCGTTGCTGAAGCCCCTGTACGCAAAATTCCAGACATTCTTATTCCAAAACTTCCACCAGTAAGCGTACCAACTGCACCTATTGAAGTAGTTGTATCTTTAAGATTTATGTATCCGTTATTGCTATTTGCCCAAGTACTTGTGCCCGTAGCCGCTGAAGTGCCATAGCCATAACTTGTATGGAAGTTAAAGTTTGCAACGGAATCTCCAGTGACACCTAAGTTTATTTTTTGAGATGCCGACCCACTAGTTACGTTTCCAAGAATGTAGTATTCAACTAAATAAAGGCTATTAGGTGTAAGTCCTGTCACACCTTTTGTTAGGTTAAAACAATCATACGTATTAGTAAGGCTGGACCCAGCAGTTGAGGCAGCAGCATTAGTGGTTAAAGTCATGCTCGTTGAAGGTGCAAACCACACAGTAGGCGCGGTAGCGTAATCTGCCAGCATTGCCGCTGTTACCGTTTTAGAATCCGCGCTTCCAACTAGCGTTCCGCTCGTAGGAAGGGTTACAGCGGTGTTACCCGTAGTTGTAAGACCCACAGTATGGGTACTTGAGCCAATAGTCGTATTACCAGAAACTGTAATAGTCTTCCCAGTATTTGCTACGCCAGTACCACCATATTGACCAGAAACAGTTCCTGACCCAATTTGACTACCGCTTAGGGATAAGCCAGACGCAGACGTAATACTTGCTGGCAAAGTTGTGCCTGTAATATCAGATGCATCAGTAGCGTATAGAAGGGACACCCAAGCAGTAGAGCCCGTGCCAATTTTGAACTTACCTGTATCAGTTTCAAAGCCGATCTCACCCGCAGCAAGTGTAGGGTTGGTTGAGGTCCAAGTAGCCGCAGTATCTCTACGAACTTGAATCTGTGTAATTTGTGGCATTATTAGCTCCTTACATAACTTTTAATAATGTCGTATGTTCTATCAAACATGCGAGTAGCGTAGTAGCGGTTACCCGCAACATTTGGGTGGTCATCAGTAAAGATAAATACTTGACCATTTCCTGGGGTACCTGTACTAGAACCAGTAGTCATACTTCCAGTAATCCAGCCTTCGTCGTAAATGTTTACTACGCCTCCAGGAATAACAGAAGGATGAGCGGTAGCGGCGGCATAAATAGTTGAAGCGTTAAGCGCTAGGGTAGAACCAGTATTAGTATTAGACTGGCGAGTAAACACAATAATTTTAGCGTTAGGCGCTCTGCTTGTAATTCCGTCATATACATAAGTAGCATGAGCACCTAATTGGTAACTCCCACCTGTAAATGTGTCATCATTAGTTGTTCCCAATAGAACAACCAAATCTGGTTGAATGGCTGTTATAAGGTCTAGTCGAGCAGCACTGCACCAGTTATCGCCACTTCCAGGACTAGTAATAGTTTGAAGAATAGGGTCAACATTGCCGCCTTTAACATACCCTGTACTTTGTATAGAAAGATTATAGTAATCAACGTTAAGCATTTCGCCATATTGAACGGCTAGTTGATTTGCAAGGTTGGTTGCAGTAGTTGGGTCATTTGTTGACCCGTTAGTCCCAGCAAACCAAGACCCGTCAATCAAAGCTACCTTTAACAACTGTTGATTGACTGGGAAAATGGTTTCAGTAACACTCTTTACGCCAATTCCACCAAAGTCAAGACCACCGAATAAAATACGAATACGGCGTTGCTTAACGTTACCACTACCAAAGTTTACATTTAAGACCCTATCAGTATTATAAGAAGAACTAACATATCCGCCTGTTGGTACCAAAGCAGTTGTTGTAGTAGGAACTCCGTCTACCCAAATCCAAATCTGTCCAAATCCTGCGTAGGAGGCTTGATTATTGTTATACCTAATATCAAAGTTTTCACCGTAGTAATCAAACTCAACCCAAAATTGATTAAAAATTAAAGCGGGAGTTGGGTCACTAGGATTTATATTAGCGTTGTTTCTGTAGTACTTTGTACCAGGGGTGTTTGATATTGTGGACCTATTTAATCCACGAAATGTAACTTTGCTTAACAATGTTGCTTCTTTTTGCGCAGCAACCTCGGCTGAATCAGAAGTGGTCCCTAAGTCATAAACAGTTGCACCAGAAATTGCTGTAGTAGAAAGCGTGTAACCACCAGAAGGAGTAACTGCAGTTGGAAATGCTTTTACTGGACCGTTAACATTTGCAAGAAAAGTGTTTAACTTTTCTTTAACAGGCACAGTACTAGAACCAGCAGTTACACGACCTTTAGAGTCAGTAGTTACTTGAGTATAAGTACCAGCGGTTCCTGTAGCAACTAGTGTTGGGTTAGGGTAAGTACCTGTTAGATCACCGCCTGCAGGACCTTGAGGTGTCGCAGATAGAGTAGTCCAGGTAGTGTCATAGCTTGTATTAGAGTTTTTAACTAATGCTTGACCAGTAGTACCACCAGAGGCTACGCCTACACCAGCAGTTCCCGCAGCACCAGTATCACCCTTGTCGCCTTTAACGCCTTGGGCTAAATACTTCCAAGTACCAGTAGTGGTGTCATAGTATTTTAATGCGCTCATGCAGAACCACCATCAATAGCAACCGTGTATGAAACATCATTGGGGTCAGCCCAAAGTTGTGAAGTATCTGTCGGGGCTGACGTAGAAATCTTTACGTTATTTTGCTGGGTCAACGTCATAGAAACCCACTGGTTAGTGTTAGTGTCCCAGATTTTTAAAGCGGTCATGCTGAGCCTCCGTTAATAGTTCCCCCAGTAACAGAGCCAGAAATAGTTGGAGAGTTAAGGGTTGGAGAGTTAAGTGTAGGTGAGGTGCCAAAAGTTGTAAGAGATGAGTTAACAACATTAGATGCTAAGGTAGTTCCTGTTACAGTTGACGCAGGAGTTACGCCACTTGCATAGGATAAGCTGTTCCATGCTGTAGATCCATTGCCAATTTTAAACTTTGTGGTATCTGACTCGTAACCAAATTCACCAGCATCCAAAACAGGGTTTGCTGAAGTCCATGTGGCAGCAAGTCCGCGCCTAGTCTTAATAGAGGTTAGCTGCGAGGACGGAGTACCGCCATCAAATACAGCAACATTTGCAGAAACTGTAGAAGTATCCGCCCATAACACGTTAAGGTTAGCTGGGGCAGTACTCGCAATAGTAATGCCAGTAGCTCCAGTAGGGCCAGTGGCTCCAGTAGAGCCAGTGGCGCCTGTGGCTCCAGTAGGGCCAGTTGGTCCTTGTGGGCCCGTGGTTGTTCCACTGATAACTACATTACTAGGAGTACCAGGAGCATTAACTACGACTACGCTATCACTCATTAGGACACCTTTATCGAGAAGTTAGGGGTAGTAGTGGACATGTAGTATGTAGTGCCGCTTACTACGTATGAACTTGTACAGATAACAGAGTAGACAAAAGTTCCAGCAACTGTAGGTGTTCCACTTAGGACACCAGTTGTTTTATTAAGTGTTAAACCGTTTGGAAGTGATCCACTACTTACTACATATGTAGGACTTGTGCCAGTTGCTGCAAATGTGTAGGAGTAGGCTACACCAACAGTAGCTGTCTTTGTAGGATTGGCTGTTGTAAATGTAGGGCCTAAGTAAGGTTGGTAAACCGTAGGGGTTGGGTTATCTACAGATACTTGCTTGTTAGCAAACACCAAACCACGTACGTAAGTCTGGTTAAATGTACCGTCTACGCTAGAGATCTGTAGATCCCAGAAAGACTTTAGTGGGAACGCGTCTGTTTGATCTGAAGTTAAAGACAGTTGAATCTTTCCATTAACTATGTCAACCACAGTAATGGTAGGAGTAGCTACTATTAAAGGAGATCCAGGGTATGTACGGATCTGAGCTAAAAGATTGTACCCAGTTAGATTAAACGCAGTACCAGCCGTGTTGTAAATATCAAACTCAACGCTCCAGGTGTCTCCCTGAGTGATCACAATGTCATAAACGCCAACTGGATCTGGGAGCGGAGTACGGCCTTTAAGGTTGTTCTCCATGTAAACACGTTCAGGAGCGGTGCTATCGTCAATCTCTTGAGCCATGTAAACAGGCACAAGGCGGTTAGTTGTGCGAGATATTCTGCGTAGAATACCCATTTCAATACGCCAAGGGCCAATATTAAGCGCAGCACATAGCTCACGGTACTGTTCTTTACGAGCTTGAATGATGGTAGACAGTTGGCTGAAACGCTGGCTACGAGGGATCATAACGCCGTCTGGGGCGGAGATGTTAATATCAAACGCTGCATCCGTAGCAAGCGCCCACAGAGCCTCTATAGAGGCTAGAAGAGCCACTGGGTACTCTTCGATTGTTGGCAGAATAGCCATAGTAAGTTCTCTGCCGTAAGAGTCGGTTTTATTATCTGTGTGCTGTAAAACAGCTGTGTCTACGAATTTAGTTAATTCGCTAGTTGTAAAGTACCGATAATGGGTACCAGTAATAACGATAGTAGAGTTTAAAGCGGGAACAGTCTTAAAGTTAATTACGCCAATATTCTCTTCTACAGTAAAGTCTGTAGGATTGGTCTTAGTAGTGCCATTGATCTTAACTACCAGATAGGTAGCGTCTACAGGCTTGTAGTTCATATAGAAAGAGCTAGTTACGCCATCTCCAGTTAAGGTAGTTGTGAAGGTAGCAGCATTATCACCTATTTCCAGACGGACTCTGGATAAAAGATCATCAAGTAAAGCCACAGGTACTCCTTAAGGGCGCTCTATAAATAATGCCTTATTTGTTGTAAAAAATCAGCCTAAAACAGAAACAGCGGGCTATATGCCCGCTGCCACTGACTCTTCTTTAGAAGGTACCTGCTAGGTATCCTTTTTCCTGAAGGTGAGATGCTAGATCCTGCGTTACTTGATACTTCTGACCAGCTTTAAATGAGAAGTAGTTTCCTGCACCGAAAGTCATGCTTTCAATGTCTTCAACTACGCGGATGGTTACAACCTTGCCTTCATCTGAAACGATTGTAGGCTCGTCCACAATTACTGTAGCTCGATTAGGTGTAGTAGCATCGATAACTTCTGTTTCCAGAGCGATCTGTTTTTCAGCAGTTGCCATTGCCATGTTCTGGGCGGCTTCTGCCTGCTGTTCAGCAAATTCCTGCTGAAGTGCTTCGCGCTGACGACCTGTAGTGTCAGTGGGCTTTGCTTTTGATGTTGCCATGAGTATTCTCCAATGTTAGTGTCTGTTTAAAAGGGTGAGAGGGGCCCGAAGGCCCCTCTCGGGGTCTTAATTAGTTGGTTTCTGCAACCACGATTGCCTGGTCGGTGATTAGACCAAGACCGAAGATTGAGTACCATGCAAGTGCATGCTCACGTCCGAAGTCTAGGATACCACCATCGCGCAATTCCACAGGAAGTGAGATAGCGTGACCAAAGGCGTTGTCGCCGATGAAGATCGCTGAGTAACGGTCAGCATTACCAGTACCAGTGAAGGTAGTTGGTGTTGTGTAACCGCCACCAGAAGCAACTACTGGAGTTGCTACTGCTGAATCAGAAGTGTAACCTGTACCAGCACCGCCTGGAACCTTTAGGATCTGGGTGGTCTCAATGAACACAGTGTCATACAAACGACCGATTTCACCAAGCATGAAGTTACCAGGAGCGGCGTACTTCGAAACTTCGATGAACTCTGGGTTGTCGCGTAGAGCACGTGACTGATGAGGGTGTACGAATGCAACGTAAGTTTCACCCAACCGTGGGATGTTCTTGGTTGCGAGGGTTTCCACAGCGTCCTTAACGGTTGCGGTGGTTAGGGTGTAAGCACCTGTCATACCGACACGTGATGCACCCTTTGTGCCCTTGTCGTACCAGTTGTTAACTGCTGATAGACCTGTACGATCGTAACCGTAGATTACAGAGGTAGCACCGTAAAGGGTGTCGCGTGAAATCTGGTCTAGGTAGATAGCCATGTTGCGACCCAATAGACGTGAGGCAGAAGCCATAACGTCATCAAAGGAAGCATTAAGCAATAGTTCCGAAACAGCAAGCGCGTAGCCGTGCTCCGAAACGGTAATGCTGAACTGCTGTGCAGTCAAAGCATTTGTGCTCATACGTACACCTTCAACCAATGGCTGTGCAAAGCCAAGGTTGTTGTAACGCATGAAGTTAATCTGCAAACCTGGTGCAACACCAAGTTCGGTCTTCTTTACAGCAAACTGCTCAAAGCGAAGAATCGGCATAGCCTGGAACAAGATTTCCTTGGACCAGATCTGCTGAATCGCCTGAGTTAGCTGGCTATTGGTGCCTGAATAGGCGGTAGGTGAGGCAGCGAGATTGCCAGTACCTGTAATTGAGCTAGCCACGTGGACTCCTTCTTAGAGTGTAATTTAACTTATAGGGTTAATTGAACAGGCCCTTTGAACCACCTTGAGCCCGAGGACTCAAGAGTTGAGATCGATACTTAGCGTATTCATTCAACGACATTGACGAAATATCTTCCGCCGTGAACTGACGATTGCCCGTGTCGATATCCAAAGGTCCAGCATTTGGAGGAGTTGTGACTCTCGTTCCTGCCATATCCCTTCGTGCAGCTTGCGTAGCTTGCTGCACATTATCAAGGATACGGGATGAACGGTCCTTTAGTCCTGCAATACTTTGTTCAATTTCTTCGGGTGAGTTACCTGAGATAAGATCTAAAAGCTCAGGAATGATAGCTTCCTGCTCTTCTTGAACTCGTCGGTTACGGTAACCCTCTGTTTCTGCAAACGCTTTTTCGCGTTCCAACAAAGCAAAGGCACGTTCACGCTCTTGGCGCTCACGCTCCAACTGCTCCTGCCATTCAGATTCTTTAACCTTTAAAAGGTCTCGAACTTCTAGCTCTTCCTCTAGCTTACGCTTAGCATCTTCTGCTAATTGAGCTTCAACAGCTGCGGTTTCAGCCTCACGGCGAGCCCGCTCTTCTTCACGCTCTTTTTTAAGAGAATCAAGTTCTTCTTTAAGGCTGTTGATTTGAGGGTATAGCTTATCTTTTTCTTGGGACCTAACTTTAACTAAGTCATCCTCAGTATAAAATTTATTTCCGTTGAGCGATTGATTGATTGAAGTAGTAGTCGGTGCGTCAACGCCCGTCGTTACTACCGTTGGTACAGCTCCTGCTTCAGCGGCAAAGGCTTCAGCATCGGCGTTTACATTTTCAGACATAATTTATCCTTGGTTTTCTAGGGGTCGTTTTCCGAAGTGAGAGCACAAATGACCAAACAATTGTTTCTATATTTATTTTTGTACAAATAAACAATCTTGTCAGTATAAAACTTGATTGTTTACTAGTCCTTATCTTGTGACGGTACCCTTCTGTTAGGAAGAGTAGTGCCATAAGCTCGTGTTACCAGATCAAGACGAAGCTGTTGTTCTGCCTGTTCGGTGGCTAGAAGCGCCTGATCGATGATAGGAGGAGGACCCATAGGTAGAGGTTCTCCATTAGGTCCTGTAGCTGGGCCTCCAGGCTGACCTGGGGCCATAGGAACTGGCTGGCCACCAAGGCCGCCAGAAAGCATGCCAGTAAGTTGCGCGATGGTATTCTCAATCTGAGTCTGTACCAGTTTGACTGCACCGTCAGCCTTAGCATCAGCAAGCAGTTCCATGCGGATCTCATTAAGTTTTTCTACAGGGAACTCTTCGCCTAATGCACGAAGCGCACCTGCTTTTGATTCCAAGCCAAGTGAAAGTTTTGACTGGATTTCATTAAGGACAATAAGCTTGTCTAGAGGTAGCGGTGGAAGGAAAGTAACGTAGTTCTGGTAAGTAAGTGGATCATTTGGATCTAGGAACTGAGCCTCACCCTGAGTCAATTCACCGTCAAGGGTTGGATTCCAAACCAGACTTTCTGGCTCTTTAATAGCCAGGTTTAGTAAAATAAGCTCGTTGATGCGTTGGATTCCGCGCCCATATTGACCAGTTTTCTGATGCCATTTATTCATTAATGGCTGGAACTGAATAGAAAGGGCGACACCTGAAGTATTAGAGATAGGCTGCGCTTGACCAAGAGCAGTCTCAGGAACACCAGTCATTTCGTGCATAGTCTTCTTTAGCATTGCTAAGAAGTCCATAGCGCCTCGCAGACCCTGTGCACCGCCCTCTAGGTTTTGTACTCGAGCGTCTTTAGGAAGACCGCCCCAGACCTTGTTAGCGCCTTTTTCTAGCTGGCTAGCTTTTGCGCCAGTAATAACAGTAACTGGGGCTGCGTGGTAGTTGACAATATCCGCAACGTCAGTGGACGTCTCATTATAGATACGGTTGATTGAAATAATATCGTGACAGTCAGAAAGGCCCCAAGGAGAACCAGAAATACGTACGTTAGGGATGTGAACCACAGGAATAACGCCAAGCGGATTAGGGCGTGAATCAATAAGTTCATCGTTGATATATTCTTCGATAACGTCATCAGTTAGGATCTCCGTATAAGTAAATACCTGACGAGTTCCTTCCAAAGACGTACCCCAAAAACGGTACTTTAGTTTGAAACGGATCAGGCGTTCGCGGTCATGTGGATGAAACTCAGGAAAACAGAAGGACGCATTTAGTGGGAGAACACGTACTTTACCTGGGTGGAAACGGCCAATGCTATCTGTGTAAGCTTCTTCATACGCAACTTTTACAAAGCAGTCTCCAGATACTCCGCCCTGTTGACCCATTTCCCACAGAACAGTGTACTTGTCATTATCTACTTCCCAGACTCGTTCTAGTAGATCTGGTACGATACCTTCAGTTTGCTTAGGGCTACGGAAGTGAACGCCACGGCTAAAAGAGAAGTTAATGATGTAATCGGTAATTGCACGGTAGTAGTTCATAACTACAGACGGTTCACCAGCCTGACGGCGGTAAGATGTATGGTGACCTAGGTACATAGCCCAGTTAAGGGAGTAACGGTTTAGACGAGGACCGTGGACCTCAAACTCTTCATCTGCAAGTTCTACAAGACCTAGAGGAGAAATCGAGATAGTTAAGTCTGATGACGCCGCCCTATAGCTGGGCGGTGAGAAATCAATACTCACTTAGACCTCGTTTCTAGTAAACATATCAATGATACCATAAAAGTATTTTTATCCTCGGAACCGCTCACCACGAATGAGGCTGATACCGACTGGTTTAGTAACTTTGGCTTTTTGCTCTGCAATTTTTTTATCTATGGACTCTTGAACGTAATCGCGAAAGCGTGGGTCAATTTCACTCTCATGATTAACAAACTTGCCGCCAACTTGTGCGTAGTGTCCGTGAACCCAGTGAGCAGCGGCTGGAGAAGGGTAGACGCGAAAGCGTGCCTTAGCCTGAGCTACGTACATATTCCATAGCTTTGGGTTAGCAGCATACTGCTTGGGTCCCTCTTGGACCGCTTTACCTTGAATAAGAGCCATAAGAAATCCTTAGACCCCCTAGCCAATAAAGCTAGGGGGTATTAGGTAGCGAACCTAGTCTTGTACGACCGCTGGGTTCAAACGGTATTGATGACCACCATCACGGAATACTTCTTCGAAGTGATTGTCGCCATGATCGGCAAAGGCTTCTGAAGCAAAATCAACAAGAACAGTTGGTGCTTCTACCCATGCTGCAGAGCCTACGTGAGCACGCTCACGCATTGTCTCTTCTGGGAACTTTTCAAATACGTTCTGGTTATGGTTAATACGACCAGGTGCTGGCAAGTAACCCTGCATAGCGCCCTTAGTAAATTCCATAGGAACGTCGGTATCGGTTGCGATACCTTCTTCGAAACGAAGTGGTCCACGCTGACCTGGCAAAGCAGGGCTGAACGTGCGGTCATAAATTGTGCCTGTTTTCTCAGGGAACTGAGGGGCAGGTGCAATGATCTCTGACATTGGAGATTCTCCTTAAGTAAGGGTTGAGGTTCCTCACTTTAAATTGTGCCCTGTATTGGGGCAAATGTCAGACTAAACTCAATTTACCTTAGGTAGAACGGGCTACTAGAGACTTCAGCCTCAGGCATGGTCATATCTACAGTAAGAACGCAAGCAATAGCCAATGAGTCGGCGTAATCGTCATGTGCATGAGCTTCGTCAGGAGCAGCGGCAAGGAAGTTAGGGCCTTTAAACTTAGTCTCTAGATCAGTCATTTGCTGATAGAACCGCTTCCAGGTACGAAGTCTACGAGTTTTAGCATGCGATGGGAACCCTAACATACGCCGATCAATAAGAGCCTTTAAGTGCTTCCAGCGCTTAGACTGTTCCGTTTGGCTACTAGTCAAGGCAACAACTTCAGCTCTTGGTAGTAATAGCTTAAGTCGCTGTGCAACAGCGTCTCCGACACCGTTGGCATCTATGCCAACCATAAAGACGTTGTAGTTATCAAGGAAGTTAACAATCTGGAAGTACTGATCCTCCCAGTCATCTCCTTGAATCTCAAGCCAATTAAGAACACGGTGGTCATAAAAGCCAAATTCGTCTGGTCGATCCCAATCTACCCAAACCACAGTAACGACCGTAGAGTCCATCTTACGAGCAGGGTCAATACCTACAACTACAGGGCTACGGTGGTAGGAACGCACAACCTCCATGCTTTTATCGCCAAGTTCGTCCATAACATTAGAGGTAATGAACATACCTTTTTCAAGCATCCACTTGCAGTTATAAGACATTTGGAACTCGTCAGAATCCTCACCAATGCGGAGTTTTTCCTTTTCGATGAACTTTGCGTATTTAGGGTTAATCTTTGAAACATCTCGCCAATCCCACTGGAAATGGTTTTGACGCTTACCTCTAGATGTTTGAGTACGTTTATTTAACTGAATAGACTTATAAAAGTTATTTTTGGTATTGGACGGAGTTCCAGTTTTAACCATAGTACCCGCGTAGTACGCCAACATAGGAGAAATTGATTTAGCAACCATGAAGTCGTCTGCACCCTGACACTCATCAATAACAATAAGGTGGAACGACTTAGACTCAATCTTGGCTCGCGGGTTTGCGGTCATCATCATCATGGTTGAGCCAGAGTTCTTAAGGCGGATCTGACGAGTAACGCCAGGAACTTTGCCTAAAGTGTCATCAATCTCTGGATCACCCAAAATTTCAAGAGCACGTTCAGAGCTTAAGCGATCAACGGTTCTACCAAATAGGGTTTCTACCTGACCTTCAACAGGAGCAAATAAACCAATCCAAATGCCGTCTTTGTACTGCCCTAACAGGTCTGGGTACATCTTAGCAAGGCGTGGAAGAAGCACCATAAGAGTAGCTACAGTGTTAGCAATGGTCTCTGATTTACCTGACTGACGGGCCGCTAGAGCAGTAACCTCCGCGCTATCGTTGATAATTACCGACTCCATAATCCTACGAGCCAAAGGGATCTGATATGGGTGTAATTCGTGCCCTACAAGGGCAATCCAAATGCCGTCTTTGTACTGCCCTAACAGGTCTGGGTACATCTTAGCGAGGCGTGGAAGAAGCACCATAAGAGTAGCTACAGTGTTAGCAATGGTCTCTGATTTACCTGACTGACGGGCCGCTAGAGCAGTAACTTCCGCGCTATCGTTGATAATTACCGACTCCATAATCCTACGAGCCAAAGGGATCTGATATGGGTGTAATTCGTGCCCTACAAGGGCGTTCATAAATTGGAGCATCTTATCTACCAGCATGTTTACAAACTCTCTAGAGAGCTCGTCTAGACCATCTTCGTCATCCTCAACAGGCTGTTCAAGAAAGTCTTCTGGAAACTCTTCATCAGAGTCTATGTAAAATTGGTGCTCACTCATGTGTTTTCCAAACTTATTAAATCGGCTATATTTATTTTACCGCAAGAAAAAGAGGCCCTAGTGCGAAAGGAGGGAAATTCACTAGGACCTCTTTGCCACCATAGGAGAGGGAAGAGGTAAGGCAATTACTACTATACCACAGATCTCTTGTGTAACTCGGAGACTAAGGCATAAAGTGCCTCGGCTCCCACAAGAGCGTCTTCTACGTGTATGGGGTCTCTAGAGCCTTCATAACTACTCATACAGCGATTAATTTCAGACAACGCTTGATCTACCCAAGCTGTAAGGTCTGGGGTAGCTATCATAGAAATACGCTTTAGTACTTTTTCTGAAAACTCGTGGCTAGGAGACTTAGGCTTCTTCCAAAATATTAATCCCATTTAAGAAGGTCCTCCACATCTACCTCCAGCTCTCTAGCCCAGATTGCTCCAGTCAAAGCATCTACTTCGTCTTGGTAAAGTTTCCACTTACCGCAGACAAAGCCTATGTTCGTAAAAGGTGCCCGAAATACCAAACAAGATCCTTTGCGGTAAGGCTCTTCGATTTCGTGCGTCCAACCCTTTTCTACGATAGGCAAAAACTTACGATGAGGATATTTGATTCGTGTTACATAAATTGGCCCAATGTTTGCCATGGTATTACTCCTGTTCAGAACGGTTTACTATAGGTAATTTTAACTCAGTAACGGGCACTTTTTGTACGCCTCTGGTTTCTCCTTGCCGCTGTAGGCCCAGAGTCATCTGCTGCATACGTGCGGCGTCCTGGGCAACGGTATTTAAGGTTGCTCTTTGTCGGCTAGACATTTTACCCATATCCACAGGACCCATGTCATAAGTACCCGAGTCAAACCCATTTGACCTTAAAAAACGGCCCTTTGAGTATGCTGCCTTAAAGTCTAACCATACCTCTTCTGGAACATCATAGTAGTTCCACCAGACATTCTTAGGAAATACTACCGTCATTGTTTTAGATTCTCGGTCATATCCCGCCGCAATAGTTCTAGGATTTTGTGGGTTAAGTGTGGACGTACCTTTTAACTCTAACTTAGCAAATTGAGTAGCATCATGGGTATCAAAATCCCCATCATTCTCAAGCATAGAAAGTTCGTCTGGATCAATTGCCATTAGATGACCCTATTTATCTTTGTTGAAGGGTGGTGCACAGCGAATACTTCCCCCTCAGCTGTCATACCAGATCCTAAAACATGCTCTAGCGGAGCGTCCCACTCGTAAAGCCCTACGTCTCCACCCTCTTCGCGGGAGCGTCTTCCCTTACCGTAACCGCTTTTTTCTAACCCTGCCGCATCGGTGTTATGTGCGCCCCAATTAGGCACGTATGACGCATTAGTAACGCCCACTGTTGGTTTACCAATTCTTCTTAGTCTAACTGTTGGCATATTAGGATTAGTACGATCGACTAATCCGTGTTTTTCTAAGTGATTATGTAGTTCTAATCTAGCTTGTAGACCTGAATCTCTTGGCATAACCTGACCTATATACTCTCTAGGCCATTTATAATTTTCGTTATTAGGGAAGCTTTCTTCGTCTTCCCCATCCTGCAACGCATCGCCAATGACCCAACCCTCTAAGCTAGTTTCAGCGGCCGTAGGTTGTGGCAGTTTACTCAGATGCTTATTTAGATTAAAACTTTCAGGATTTAAAGGAGGGTACTCCTTTTTAGCGTCTTCCTTTTTAAGCGCACCTGTTTGAAGCATCTCGCGCTCAAGTGCGTCTAATTCATCATCTGTTGGAATATCTAGGTCTTCAAACGTGTCGTCAAACGCGCCGTCATCGTCGAAGTCATCTTCTGAAAATTGTTGTCCGCGTTCCATTATTCCTCACAATCATGTAATTCAGTCTCATCCTCACGAACGCGAGCATGGCAGTCATAGCACCTTAGCCACAACGGAGGGTTAAAATCATTCTGAGCAGTAGCTCCAAGTCTGAAGTCGGAACCGTCTTCAGGGAAAGCTTGATCATAATCGTAGTTAACAGGCTCCTGACGGAATAGTTCTGCAGGAAAAGGACCTTGAGGGCGAGTTACCCTAGTAGGAATTGGATGACCTTGAAAAGCCTCTACTTTACGAATAACATGCATAGTATAAGAATAGCAAAAGAGCGGGCATAATGCCCGCTCTTTGCGTAGAACTTACTTAGTAGCCTTGTACCCGTAAGTTTTGTTCTTTGGGTCAAGAGCGCCCAGAATAGGGCCTAGAATGCCCACTACAGCTGCTGTCGCGATTGCTTTAGGGCTAGTCTCTCCAGCTAGGTATGCCGCTAAGCCCGCGCTAAACGCTGCGTACGCATAATGGCGCAAAATAGCAAGTACTTTGTTTTTGTCAATTTTCATGTTAACTCCCGTTCTTGTCAATATGGTTATCAAAGCGTTCTTGTAGCTTGTCCATGTTCTTTTCAATGCGGTTAACTGCATCTCTCATACTGGATCCGCCGTTAGGAACGTATTGGCTTTCCACTTTTTTAAGTCTATCGTCGATCTGGTTAAGCTTCTCTAGTTTATGAGTAATTCTATTAATGTATTTAAAGCCAGCCCAAATAAGGGCTGCAATTTCAATGGAGGACAGAAGCAATTGTGTCCAGGAATTGGCGTTACTCAACATCTATAAATGCCTTCAGTTTTGGATTCTACAAAATGCGTGATACGGTGTTTTCCAAAATAAGTGCCACTTAACTATTAAACCTTAAAATGATCATAATGTCTTTCCTAATTTGTATTTTATTAGGTATTGTGTATAGACTTGCGGTATGACAATTATGAATGAGGCGCCAAGCTTTGATGGCACACAAGTATGTAAAACAGTAGATCCTGATTTGTTTTTTCCAGAGTATCCTGAACGACTACCAAAGGATGCAACTAAAGAACAAAGAGCGCAACTCGGAAAGGATATGCGAAAGTATAATGAGAATACCGCAAAAGCAAAATCTATTTGTGGTTCTTGTGAGTTTGCAGAACCGTGTTTAGTATACGCATTAAAAAACGATGTGTATGGGATATGGGGAGGCACTACGGACACTGAGCGTAAAAACTTCCGTAGACGAAATAAGTTACCTGCACCTAAATCTATGATCTCAAACATAGATTTTTGGGCAAAAGAAAAGGGCGCCTTTTAAAGGCGCCCTTAACTTTATAGATTAAGCGTAGCTGCTTTGTGTGGTTCCGCCACCTGTACCGTTAGGTGCAGGAGTAGCGTTCACAATGATGCCAACACTTGGAGTTGTGTTTGTAGAACCAGCAGTAACAGCTGAGCCGTTAGATGCTAGTACCTGCGATACAGCAATACCGTTGTAAGCAATTACCAAGCCAGTGCTTGCAGACAAGCCTGGGGTGGTGCTACTTAATGTTGCAGGTGCAGCGTAGGTGAATACGTATGGGCTTGTAACAGACGCTACCGCAGTACCTATAGTTGCACTACCCTCAGGAGAACCTGGAATATAACCGAAGGTGTAACCTGTTGCAGAGAACGTACCAGCAATACCGATCTTATCGCCAACCTTTAGTCCGTGTGGAGTAGCGGTTGTGATGGTGACGGTGCTGCCAGCAGCTGTACCACCAGCGGCTACTGTTGAGATGCTAACGCCCTTAGGAGCAACCCACTGACCAACAAGACCAGTAATAGTAGCAGCAGCTGATGCGCTAGCAACCGTAAAGGTGTTTGCTGCAGTAGTGGTGATAACAGCGTTGTAAACAACACCTGCTCCAGTAGCAGTACCGCTTGCAGTTGTCAAGTTAACACTTGGAACAGTAACGGTCTGACCAGCAACTAGGCCGTGAGCGGTAGCGGTGTAAACAGCGGTTGAGCCGTTGTATACAACCTGGCTGATCGATGCACCAGCAGTGTTGGTTGTGTACTCAACAGCGCTTACATTTGTAAAGCCAGCAGCCTTGAACGCACGTACAGCCTGTGGGTTTTCAGCAGTCTGGATTGCACCAACAACGTTAGGGTAAGTGTAAGCAGGAACATAGCCAGGGAATCCGCTTGGAGCAGGACTTGTCAATGCTAGTTCGTTGTTATCCTGACCAGTGATCAAAGTACCAGATGGAATCAACCATGCCTGACCCCACTGAGCATCAGCCTGACCTACACGAGCAGTTCCACTGAATGAACCATTTACGCCCTTGAATGCCTGTGCGTAGTTAGCGCCAGTGCCAAGAGTGATCGTATCACCTGAGGTAATTGTGACGCCAGCAGCACCTGTAGCAATTGTGAACGACGTAGGAGCTACCGAAAGGATGGTTGCTTCAGAAGACGTTGTTGCAACGTGGGTATTGTTAGCCGTAATGTTTTTGATCCATACCTTGTCACCAGAACCGAAGTTGTGACCAGCTGGAACTGCAAAAACTGCATTAGATCCAGAAAAGGTTACGGCAGAAACTGGGCTAAGTGGTGTTTGAACGGTTAGTGTAGAGGCACCATTGGTTGTAATAACCGAGCTCTTTACGTTGTAGTTCTCATTTGCAGCACCAGAAACACTAATAACCTGACCAACAACGTATCCGTGTGGAGTAGCGGTGGTGTAAGCAATTGTGCCAGCGGTGGTTGAGAATGTAGCAGCAGTAGCAGTCACTGTACCGTTGATAGGAGTAAGAACAACTGCAGCAGCATTAGTAGCATACAAAGAACCAGTAACAACACTGTTAACAAAAATGTGATCGGTGCTAACTGCAGAAATTACATAACGGGTGTTAACTCGATCAAGAGAAGCACCAGCCTGGTTTGTGATGCCAGTTACTTCAATGTACTGTCCCTGTGAAAGGCCGTGAGAGGTTGAAGTAAAGTCAATCTGAGTACCGTTTGCAGAAGCAGCGGTGATTGCCTTGGTTGTACCTGAACGGTTAGTGTCAGATCCGCCTACGCCATCAGCAAAGTTAGGCTGAATGCGGGCCATCTGAGCGCCCCACTCAAGCGCAATCTGCGCGTTAGCGTTAGCTGCTGTTGGAAGCCAATAAGCACCATTGTCAAGTGGTCGATTAGTTACTGCTGAATCCTGAGTAAGTACAGCAGTTGCGCCAGATACGGTTGTGCTTGTAATAGTTACAGGGCTAACAACGGTGAAGGTGCTTGCTGACGGAACAGATGCAACAACTGCGCGAGTCTTTGCGGTACTTGACAACGAGCCAACGGTATTAATTCCGCTGTTGTTTCCGTCATCAAAGTTTAGATCTGCGTTAGCAAAACCTGTGATTACTACTGTAGAGCCTGGTGCAATGATCTTGCGAAGATCAGCTGTACCAACAGTCGCGGTGTATGTAATGATACCTGAAGAAGCTGTACCAACAGCATCTGTCAAAGTAAAGGTTCGTGATGGGTCAGCGTACAAAGCCGCTGCTAGAGTAGGTGTTAAGGCACCTGTATCTCTTGCCATAAGTTTTATCCTTCCTTAGGCATGGGTTAATAACTAGTTATTTTGCTGTTATTGAGGAGTTCGATGCCTCGAACATCTTCCAGCTTTATCAGTTTATCTAAAATTGTTAAAAGCAACTGCCTAAACAATTTAATTTTGGTGTTCTCCATTTGGTCCTCTTCCCCTATTACTGTAAGAGAATACGGACGGTGCCTCATTAGTGTTTAAAAATCGAGATCGTAAACCAAATCTACTGTCTTTAACCATTATAGGTTTGGCTACTGCTCCAGAAAAAGATTTCTTACGGCTCACGGTGACCATCTACCCCATTGAGTAGTATTAGTAGGAACACCGCGAACACCGCCAGTAACCTTTGTTAGAGC